CTACTGTTGAACCTATGTCAGTTGTAGTATTTTCTGTGTAAACTAAATTACCTCCATTCCATATTGACATTATGTTACCTGCTCTAGCATTTGATGCAGAAACCACCGTGTAATCAAAGAATACGCCGTCATATGAACTAGTACTCAGTGAATATATGGATTGGGATACATTCAGTGTAGTTGAGCTTATAGTCGCACTTGTATACAGTGAGCGAGGTTCTGCTCCTATTAAAGTTCTACCATCTGAGAATACTTCAAATTGAGGTAAACCTGATATATCATTTACAACTAGTAATGAACCTGATAATTGATCATCTATAGCAAATAATTCTCCTAAACTACCTTGTACACTAAATACTGTTGAACCACTTCCAATTACTTCTAATGGTTTGCTTGAGCCTGATACTAATAAGCTTCCAGTTATAACTGCTGAGCCTGAAAATGGGAATAGGTCTATTCCCGTTAAACCAGAACCATCTCCTACAAATGAACTTGAGACAATAGATGCCGTTAAAGGTTGATTAAATACAATTCCATTAGTGTTAAATAATGCTAAGTCACTTCTGTTTAAATCATCAGTTCCATTTCCAATAATCATTAGCGAAGTATCGTTACCATGGGTATTATACTTTCCTTGAGCATGTTGACCCGAACCAGATGCAATTGTTCCTATACCTTCTGCGTGTGAGAAATTTCCGACTCCGTAGAATATAGGGGAAAATAATTTGACATATCCGGCTTGGGTTTGATATCCTTCCGCGTGAGAGGACACTCCAAATGCCTTAGTTTGCCATCCTTCTGCGTGTGAATATCTTCCTACATCAGGACCAAAAGCTGTTGGTGGTAAGTTATAATTTACAGAACCTGCTTGGGTTTGATATCCTTCTGCATGGGCAGCCCATGCTGACGCCGATGTTTCCCATCCTTCTGCATGTGCATATGCAGCTTGTATTGTTCCATATGGAGGAATTGGGTTTGATTCTACTACGGAATTATAACCTTGTGCAACTGAAGCTAGTGCTTGAGCTCGCGTTAATTGTCCAAAAGCAACAGTATTACCGCCGCTGGCAGATACGTTACCTCCAACTGCTAATGATTGGTTATCTGCGAACGATTCAAATCCAGTTACAATACTACTACCGCCTGCAGTGTTTCCACCAAAATTGTGTAATATTAGCGAACCGGTAATACCAACACCAGTGTTAATTTGTAATCCACCATTTGGAGAAATTGATGCTGTGGCAGATCCTGATGCAATTTGTGATAAATTCAATCCTGTAATTCCTGATGCTGGGATATTTGTAAGTCCAGAACCATTACCTTCGAATGAACCTGAGAATGAACCTGATAAAGATAAATCATCTCTAAACTGCTTACTGTCAAATAATCTACCCATTATATACTCCATCTACCATTTATTATAATTGTATCAGACGATGCAATTTCATATCCTAACAAAACAGTATTAAAATTTATTGTTTGCGGAACAGTAGTCGTAGGCGTCCATTCATATAAATCTTTATCAATATATTGTCCATTTATATATACATCGAATTCATTTTTAGTAGCAGCAATAGTTGTTATAGGATTAGTAGCAGCTGCAGCTGAAATAGTTATAGTTTCAAAATCTGAATATATTCCTGTTTGATCTGATAACTCAGTTAAATATAACATTGTTGCAGCATCTATAGTTCCGCCACTTCCTCCTGAGCCATCATTGGAAACTAATACTGCATTACCTGATATAATATTTTGTTGTTGATGTAGTAATTGTTGCGGTAATGAAGTACTACCAAACAGTGAATCTAAATCTAAATCTAATACTGTATCCCATGACAATAACTTTGTAGAAAATCTTTTTTGAACTGTGGACATTCTGTATTCTTGCTCTGCCATTAATGTTCCGTCGACTTTTAATGGTATAGTGCACCTAACAATTCTATCATCTCCTACCGTATTAATAGTTTCAAAACTTAAATTCCGAATATATGTTTTATATTTGTTAAATTCATTACCCCATGCAAATGTTCCATATGGCATAATTTGTTCTACCAAAGAATTCATTTGCGTGGTAAAGTCAGTCCATATTAATAATTCATAATCTAAATCAATATATTCTGGAATATTTATTGTGTAAATTTCATCGCTTTGTTTTGGTTCAGTATTGAATATAGGATTAATATCATCCTCATATCGGTTTCGTTTATTATATGGTTGTTTATAAAATAATACATTACCAGCTGCAGCTCTATTGATATCTAATTTTTTTAATTGGTCTTTTTCTTGTAATGAATTTCTTTTTAAAACTATAATAGGAGATTGTAACATTCCTTTTTCATCACGCAAATATCCTAATCTACGAACATTATCCCATTTTTCTCCATTAGCAAAAATAACCGGTACATTTATTAATTCATCATTTGCTTCTACTTGCGGTTGTATTTCATTATCTAAAAACCATTTTAACGCAAAATCAATATCATATACAGTTCGTTTAGGAGTTCGTACTACATCATCATCCCTACGAACTTGATTTGCTCGATTGAGTATCGGATCTGGCCTATTCGACTCTGTATTTTTCAATTCCGGTTTATTTGTTTTTCTATCAATATTTTGTATACGATATCTAGCCATTAACCAAATCCTTTATATGAGTTATCATCATTTGGAGTACCAAATCTCATTTTTCTAATATTTGTCGGCGTTTGTCTTGTTACATGTGCATCACATAATACTGATACGCTATATCCAAATTTATCTCCATTTGGCCATGTTTCAGGATTCTTTCCTGCGAAATATTCATTTGCATCTACATTATCTAATTGATAAAATTCATTATCCCATTTTACGATATCTCCCGTTTCAGGATAAAAATCTGCTTTTTCTAATATATCTCTAGATATACCGAACTGAGCTGTTCTTGTATATGTATGACCGTAATCGTCCATATTAGCTGTTTTGCCTTCTTTGGTAATTAATGCAGGTATTAGTATAGAATTGTAATATGTTTTAGAAGTAGATTCTCCATATATATTCGAATTAGATTGCTCAACAACTAATTTAAAAAATTCTATTTCTGTATCTACTATTGCATTTAATAATTCTGCATTAATAGATGCTAAAAATCGTGCATCCCGTTGTGTTCCAAATAAAGCCATAATTATCCTATATAAATTTTAGTAGGTACTTTTGACAATACTTCATTCATTGCATCATTTTCTGCTTGTTGTCTTGCCATCATACTTTCTTTGGTTAATTTTTCTAGAAATTCTCGTAGTTGTGTAATTAATGCTTCTTTTTCAGATTGCCCTTGAGAAACTAAATCTGAACCATTAAGTGTTACTTCGGAATTAGGTATTGGTATTGTTGAATATTTACTTCTAACATATCCCAATGTTTCTTTAACTAAAGCTGCGCCATACCTATATATCCATGCTCTACCCATATCATTAATTTGTGAATATTTTTGATAGGTATATGGTATATTTGATGCATCACTAATTACATTATCCATGACAGCTGTATTTCCGAATAATATTGCATCATTTGCTTTATCTTCTTCGAATAAAAATTCAAACCAAACAGTTTTAAAATATGGTGTAGCAGCTGTTCCTTGTGTTCCTGGTACTGGAAATAATTTTATATCATCCCCATGTAATTCAAATGAGAAATGAGATTTTCTAATTCTATCATTAAATTCTATAGTTTGAATACGCAATAAATCTTGATGTATTGGCATCATCATAAAGTTAACAGATGGAGAAAAACCGCCGAAATCAAATGAATCTAATAATTGTTGTGAACCTAATCCAGTACCAACAAATGGATCAAAATATCTAACAATTGCAGGAGGTACATGATGTAATACTCGTTTAATTTCAATTGAACTACTATTTGATAATTCAATACCCAATGATTCTGATACCGCTGTACGAATACTATAAGACTGCACTCCGTCTTTAATATCTATAGAAGCTGAATACCATTTTACATTTCCTCCTGAATCTGCTTCAGTACCATATGCTCTAGATAATTTTGTTATATATGATAGTGAACTTCCTATTAATGTATTTGTTAATCCTGAGTCATTTAAAAAACTTGAGCCGGTATTAATTCCTAATGTATTTAATAAATTATTTGTAATATTAACTTGATTAACTTGATTTGAATATTCAATAACTGCTGATTCGAATGCATTATAAAAATTTATATCTAATAATTCAACATCCATAATTGGATATCCAACGTTTTCAGCTGCATGTTTTGCAAAGCTATCTGCTTGTTGTTGAAACATTGTATCATTATCAAAAAATCCAAATGGTGTGTCTCCTACACTAAATGATGAACTTCCGGGCCATATTGGTTTATTTTCACTATAATCCATTTAATACCTTTTATAATAAATATCAGTACACATATACTTGTAATATGATATTTTTAGAAATTATTGTAATTTTGTAAGAGTAGTTTCTAATAATTGCATTTGTTCTAGTGTCTCAATTTTTCCGATACATAGTTGTCGGATTGCATGAAATGTTTTTCTTGGGGAATATGCTGTCAATACTTTTATTGTTACTAATTCCACACCTTTACCTAAATCTTGTTCAATATGTACCATTAATACCATACGAATTGCTCGTATTCTATCTAATACATCTACAAGGTTTCCTTTGTACCGAATTCGTACTTGCATTGAATATTTTGTTCTAGGTGCTGCCATAATTACTATTTCTTTTTATATAAATATCAAAACAGTAAGAAAGGGATGAAAAAATCATCCCTTCCAAACTTAATCGTTAAATAATTAATTAAAAAATTATAAAATTTGTTAATTATTAAATTTGATCTACACCTGATACATAAACTTTTCCGTAGAATTCTGGTCTTACAACTTTCTTCGCATAACGAGTCATAACGCCTTTTCTAGGAGTAAAGTTAACTGGATCGTACACTAATGGTGTCATGATAAGTGGTACGTATGGAGCATAAACTGCACCCGTTTCAAGGAACTGCGCTCCTCTATATCCCATAAGGATTACGTTTTCTTTCATGTATGGGTTCTTGTAAACTGTGTATCTATTATTAATAGCACCAATTTTTTGAACACCAGCTGCAAATTCCATTTTGTTTCCATCTGTGTCAGCGGCAAATCCAGGAATAGATTCTAGGATAGTTGCTACTTGTGGAGATGTAACTAAGAAATTTGCACCACCTCTTAGAGTTTTTTGGTGAATTGCATTAGATACTTTTTGAAGTTTAGTACCAAGAGTTTGGAACCATTCTCCTTGAGTATTATAATATCCACCTTCAGCTACGCCTTTTGGAAGGAATGCTGTTCCTGCAGAGTTTATAAATTGATTAGAAATTGCTGACCAATACTCAGTTGTTACTGCACCATTGATTAACATATCTAAGATTTCAAGATCAATTTCCATTGATACATATTCGCTCAACATTGAAGTTAATTCAGCTTCAGCGTCAATTGAGTGGTATGCATTTAAATCTTGAGCAAATTCAGGTGTCCATACAGCCTTTAACTTTCTAGTCTTAGCTACAATTGCATCTGATTGCATTTCAAGATTTACTTCTGGAATGTCAATATCAGTACCATCATTGATACCTGTGCCAGCACCAGAACCTTTGAAAGGATCTTTATCTTCGAAATCACCTCTAGTAATATCAGTCGGTTGCAAGCTATATGCTACAGAATATGGTCCTAATACACCTAATGCTGCTGCTGATCCAGAAATTACAAATTCAATATTACCACCATTTAATTTTGTAAATGCTGGATATTGTGTGAATTCAACTGCAGTTGCGTAACTAGATCCTGATGATACTACAAATGATCTTACTGCTGTGTTATCAAATCCTGCAATTGATGCAGTTGGTACAGATAATACTTTAAAATCGTCTAGTGTATTAACAGCTGGACCTGTAAATAAAGTATCAAAATTAACAGATGCAGAAGTTGCAGCTGCGATAGTACAATCACCGTTTGCAGTTGAACCAGTTGTTTCGTTAATTGAGTAAGCAAATCTACCTGCTCCGTAAAGACCGCCTGATGCATCTGCAGCGTCTGATGTAACACCAAACATTGAGTTATTAGCATCTGGAGAACCATATGGTATTGGGTTAGATGTACCGCCAGTAGTTGTAAATCCTGGTTGTGCTGTACCGTATTTAAAATCTAAATAAAATACTAGTCCCGATGGTAGGTTCATTGGTTGTACAGAAACGAATTCTTTTGCTGCAAATTCAGCAAAGATTCTTCTTACCAATGGAAGAGCTACTCCAGACCATTCTTCAGAATTAGCTGCAGTTCCTGTACCAGAAGCTTCTTTGACTAATTGTCTAGCTTGGTTTTCAAGAAGTTGAGCCATTCCTGCTCTTTCAGTCTCACTATTAAGACCTTCTAATAATCCGGTTCTTTCCCATTTAGATGTCAAGCCTTTTGCTTTATTTCTTTGAGAAGGATTAGGATCATTTAATAATGATGAAATTTCCATTTCGTTTTTCCTTTTTTTTAATCAAGTAATCCAGCTAATTTTTTCCATCTATTAGCTAATTCATTACCTTCATTAATGATTTGTTTCGTTTTTGTGCTAGGAGCAGTTGTCCCAGTCGTTCTAGAAGCAATTCCTTCTTTGACTACTTTCTTGCGCTTTTTAACTGGCACGTGAAAGCTTTCCGCTAATGTACTAAATACTAATTTTACTTCTCTTGTATTACCAGCTCTATCAAAATTTTCAATTACTTTCATTTTTTGATTTTCGTCTAGTTCAAAGTTTCTAAATAATTTATTAGTATATAATAACTTTGCATTTAAAAGATTTACTTCGTTAATAGTACCGCGTAAAGAGATAATAGTATTATAAGCTTCTTCTAGCTCTGCTTTAGAATGTGAATCAGTTGGATCTTCATCCTCATCTCGCATCATTCCTCTGCCTTCTTTAGCTACTTCTTCATCTTCTTCTTCCGATAGAATTGATTCAATGATTTCATCGATGTCATACTCTTCATCCATCATTGGATCTTCTGGTTCTAACATTCGATCGTCCATTTCTGTAGTTAAATCATCTTCGGCTTCGGCATCTACCATAGCTTCGTCTTCTTCATTTAAATCTTCTTCTAATTCGCGAATAATTGACTCTAACTCTAAATCTTCTGCAGGTTCTTCCATTTCGTCACCCATACCGTCTAATTCAGCTTCAGCATCCATACCCATATCGTCTTCGGCTCCTAATGAACCTTCGATATCATATGAACCATCACTGTCTAAATCGATACCAACTCCTACTGAGTCAGGTGCATCCATTTCATCATCGCCCATTGCCATTGCATCAACTTCTCCGCCCATGTCGTCTTCCATTTCCATATCCATTTCTTGTTCAGACATTGATGTGGTCATTTCATCTTCCATTTCTTCTTCAGCTAATTTTGCAGATAACATTGCGTTGATTCTAGGAGCAAAAGCTTCTTCTAATGCAATCTTAGCGTTGGCTAATGCAGTTTCTTTAACAGCTTTAGCATCCGCAATTGCTTCTTTTAGCAAATCTGATTTTGCCATTTGTTTCTCCTTAAATTTGTTTTGGAAATAAGATTATTTGAAATCTTAATAGAATAATTAATTGTTGTCGACGTTATATAAGATTGATAACGTATCTAAAATAAATATAACTAAAGTACAAAAACAGTAAAAAAGCCCCAACATTTCTGCAGGGGCT